ATCCACGGGTGTTGAGTGCATGCAAGTACGGCAATTGATCGCAGGTGCCAACACGCTGTTACCGCTTGCATGGCAAACCGGTGCGTGATCACACATGCGGCACTGATACCAACTGGGGTCCTCGCTGATGCGTGGCAGTGGGGTTTGGGCAAAGATGATTCGCCGGGCTTTTTCCAGAAGTTGCTCTGCATAAGTGACATCTGCCTCCACGCGTTCGACATACAGGTCATCGGTGTCCTTGTTCACAGCCAAGTACATCGCTCGGGAAATGCCCATCAGGTGCATGTAGATTTGCATCTGGGCAAAGTGCTGCGGTTTGGACTCGCGTACCTTCTTGGCCACCAGATCGCCAAAGCTCTTGTTGGAGTGCGTCTTGAACTCCAGCACGTGCCAGGCTTTAGGTGCTTCAAGCAAATTGATGGCAACGCCATCGAGCGAACCTCCAAAGTGGCCGCCATGGGCTTGCACACGAAACTGGCGTCCAGTCTCTGGATCGACTTCGAGCACAGTGGCACCGGTGCGCCGCAGGTTCAGCACCAGGCGCGCCTCCTCCAATTGACCGGTTTCAAACAAGCGAAGAAGTCGGCCTGGGTGCTTGCTGCGCGTGACCCAGCGAAAGTCGTACCAAAGCGCTCGCTCGCATTCCTTGCCGATCAGGGACGCGCCAAGGTGGCTGCGAAACCCATCACTGGCATCTGCTTCATAGCCAGAGAAAATGGCCTCGCGGGTAAGGCTTGTGATGGCGGGCAGGTCAGCCATGGTGTCCCCCTTGGCTCGCATGCAAGTCACGCGCACGCTGCACCAGGCCCGCCCACTCTTGGTCATTGCAGTTTTCACGGACCACTTCAATCAAGGTGTCTTTGAAGGCATCACGGTGCTTGGGCGCAGCGCGCTTATCAAAGGTCGCAAGATGTACAGTCACCTGCGCCAGCTCCTGCTGCTTTAAACGCAGCGCGGTTTTTGCGCGGTGGAACCAGGCAGCATCAAGCGTCTTCTTCTCCGTTTGCCGCCGGATGTCAGTCGTTGCGATCTGAATACGAATGGAAGCAATCTCGCCTTGCAGCGCCGCCATTCGCTCCCGACAGCCCTGCGCAGAGTCCGGCAGGTGAACCGGCTCAAGCGCGTGTTGATGCAATGTGAAGTGTTCGTGCATGCAGTGGGACCTCAGGCTTGGCGCTTCCAGGGCAGTCCGTTGGCAGCAGGCGTTGCTGTAGCAACGGCAGGACGCGCTGGCGGGTTGGCTGGACCAGTGCTGAATGTGGGGGCGTTTGCAGCCTGACCGCTGCGAGGCAGGTAGCGGACCGAGTTGCTCTCGCCGTACATGCCCTTCGGGGGGCGCACACGCACATCAGCAATCAATGGAATGAGGTGCAACTGCTCCGAATTGCTGACCTGCAACTTGCCAACGGCACGGCAGATAGATGACAGCGTGCGCTGTGCGATTTGCACAGCATCTGCATTGGCATTGATGAGGTTCAGGCGATCAAAGAGCTTGCGGCCTGCGTACTGCCCCTCAATGACATCCACCTCAAGGTAGAGGTACTGGCCCATGCCGTCTTTGGTTGCACGCATTTCGCTTGCAACAATTTGGGCGAGGTATTTACCGGGTGGCAGGACTTCGTAGCCGCTGCTGGGTTCAACTGAGGATGCGTCGAAAGTTTGTCCGAATGAAGCCATGGTGTTTTCTCCTATTTCAATTTCAGGTGGTGGGGTTGGTGGGGGTGACTGGGTTGGCGATCAACATGGGCTTGATCACATCGGGCATGGCCTGGGCAAAGGACTGCCAGTCCAGTGGCAGGGTCTCAGGAAGGCCATAGCGGTTCTTGGCCAAAAAGGCTGGGCGCTCGGCGGTGTGAATCACCCGCTCGCCCGAGCCCATGGCGCGGTTTACTTTTTTGTTGAAGCCGACATCGGCCTTCACGGTGGAGATGCGGTAGTTGGCAAACAGCACGATGTCGGAGTGCTCTTGCATCAGCGCCGCTGCGCGGGTGTGCAACTTGATGACGTACCGGTCGTAGGGGTCGTGCTCAGGCGAGTCAAAACGCTTGATGTCGGTGTGCGCGATTTGCACAACAGTCATGCCACGGTCGTCACGCAGGGCGTTCAGGCCGTCGATGTACTGACGCCACAGGCTCAAAGCGGCCACGTAGCCTTTGCCGTACCCGGCGTCTTCAATCGATCCCCAGCCGTTGTCGCGGCAGGCCTTGCCCCAAACCAAGGGTTCAAGCCAGTCCACGCTGTCGATCACCACGGTTTTGAAGTCATGGTCTTCGGTGTACAGCGAGGCCAGTGACTCAAGGACTTCCTCAAACGTGCGTGCAAGCGGAAAGCTAGCTGCCGGAATTGTTCCCAGACCGTCTTCCGTTTGCACGAACACAGGTTTGCTGGCTTCTGCGGCGAAGGTGGTTTTACCAACGCCTGCAACACCGTGAATCAGAATGCGGGGTGGCTTGGGCGTATTGGCGCGTGTAAGTTGTGCAAGTGAAATGGCCATCACACACCCCCACCAAAGTGACTGTCGTTGGCAGCGTCGGGGATTTCTCCGGCCTTGATCTGCTCGAGCTTGTAGCTTGGCTTGCCCGTTTTGAGCGTGCGTGCAGGTTCGAACAGATCGCGGATGCCGGGTGGCCAGGCGTTGTACTTGGACTCGGCGACTTTGATTTCGATGCCGACATAGTTCTCCGGGTCCTCGCCCCACTTGCGCAACGCTTCCACGGCTTCTTTGAGCTTGACCTGGTTGTATTCAGGTCGCTTGGGCAAATCGGCGACGACCATGTAGCCATCGACCTCAAAGCGCACAGTGCCGGTGGACTTGCCAGCCTCTTGGCGAAGCTGCTGGGCATGACCGCCCAAGCGACTGTGCAAGGTGGACTGCAATGCGTTGAGGTACAAAGCGGCAGTGTCTTTGGCAGCAGTGACCTGCTTGATCATCCGGTCAAGGTCTGGTAGCGGGAGCTTTTCAAGCTCGTTCATGTAAAGCTGGCCTATTTCATCCAGCACTTCTGGTTCGGGCGTCATGGGTCCTCTTTCTTTCAGTGGGGCTTTGGGTTGCTTGGAGCCATCTGCGCGATACGCAGCTGGGTACGGATTTCGGGGGGCTTCAAAGGGGAGCTGGAGCGCATGGCCATGTATCGGTAGTGGTCGTCGCCCACCTTTTGGCTAAACAGGTGCACCAGCCCAAGTTCACAGGCGATCCAGGCGCGCCGTGCGACGGAGTGAATTCGTGCGCGATCTTTGGTGGTCAGGTCGCTGCTGGTCTCAGAGCGATCGCGCAGCAACAGGCCTTCGTGGTACTGAATGCAATGGCCAACGAGCGCACTAGCTACCCAGTCACACAGATTGGCCTCTGACAGTTTTTCAATAGGTACGTAAACCGGCTGCAGCGCTGCGCGGCCAATATCAACACCCAGACCCAAGTGGCTGCGTGAGGTTTCAATCAGGTCGTTTTTGTAATTCATCAAATCTCCGGGCGTGAGTTGGCCTACCACCGCTGCCCAAGGGGGCGCGGAGTTTGCAGGTGTTAAAGGTTTTTACTGAGCGAGGGTGCTGTTTTTCTCAGCCACCCCGCGATCGGTCAGGCAGCAGTCCTGATGCCGAACATGCGCAGGTGCATTTGCAGGTCGGCGACGCGGCGGTAAAACGTGGCGGTGGACATACCGCAGGCTTTGGATGCCGTCGGAAGGTCCTGGTGCGAAGCAAGCAAGTCCAAGAGTTCGACTTGTTCTTCGCTCATGTGCGCCAGCGCTGTCTCCAGGTCGTGAAGAGTGTTGGAGTTTGAAAAGAGATCGTCGTCCCCATCAAACCATTGCGTTCTGTGATTTGATTCGCTTGAACCGATGGGCGCAGCATCGTCGTCATTGGCCGCGTCCTGTGTCTGGTCCATACCTTGTCGTACTTGGCTGATGTTGACGATCTCCAGCGTGTCAACGTCCGCACCCGATGCAAAGGTCAAGCGCTCTCTGTCTGTTTTGCGGGCCTTGAGAAATTCAGCAGTGCGGTGCTCGGACACCAAACCGGTAAATGTGCCGGGGCTGCCCTTCTCGGGGTTAAATTGAGCTTCACGTTCAAGAAGGTCAAGCAAGATTTCTTGATACAGATCTTCCCGCTCGGAGGTGCTCAGCCGGGCTGAAACAGCTGCTCTGTATGTGCGGGTCTTGGCTGCATTGACTGCAGCGCGGAAGTACGGGTCGTTGGCTGCATCACGGATGATGCGGGGACTGCGCACGACAGTCGTGTATGAAGTATTTTCCTGGCCGTCTTCGAATTGCAACATGTCATTACCTTTTCGTTTTCGTGTACATGAAGCAATTGGACCGGGGTTACTTCATGAAATCACCGCAATTGCGGAAAGCACCACCGCAACTGCGGTAGCAGGGTATTTGTTTGGATTACTGGTCAAGACTTTTCTTGGCATCTGCGAACTTGGTTTCAAGCCCTCGTTTTGAGATTCCAGGCTTGTTCCCAAAGTTAATTACTAGTGCTTCAATCACTGATGCCTGGTTAGAGAACAACGAATGCGCTTTACCTGCAGGACTTTTCATCAGGAACAAGTTCAGCATTCCACCGATGATGTTCAGGTAGGTAGTCTCAGCTCTGAGCCCAAGGTCTTTGGCGGGCTTAATCTGGTCAGTGAGTTTTGCTTTTTCGGCAATCAGCTCGTCCCGTTCGTTCCTCAACTTACGGTACTCATCCGCTGCTTTTTCAAGTCGCGCCCGTAATCCATCGCGTTCGGCCTGCAATGCCTGGTAGGCATCTTTATTGATGGCCGTATGTGTGTTGCGCTCAATGTCGTCAAACAAAAATTCAGGCTTGTCAGACGGGAACTGCGCCGCAATCCAGTCCTTGAGGTGTTGTCGCGAAATGTGACGTCGCTCTGGAGCGACATGCTCTTCGGTCGGCACGACTTTTCCGTTTTCCCTGCTGCAAGGCAGCAGTCCAGTCACGATCGCATCGTGGATCGCGCGGCACCTCGGCTCCAGGCAGTTGATGTAAGGGTGCTTCAGAACGCCCCTTGCAACTTCCGTGGACAACGCCAAGTGTTCTTCCACTTCTCCTGGCTCGATGCCACACCACAAAGCTGCAGCAACCGGCACGCGGTACACAGTGAAGTAAGACTGGACCGCTTCACAACTGTC